GTATCTAAACAGGCTTCGTGACAAGCTGGAGAACATGTGATCAACAGATTTTACGATTTAATAGATAAATTTTTAGAGTGGTCTTTCCAAAGAACAGCTAACAAAATGTCAAGGAGAAACAAATGAAACTACAATTTAACAAAGAAAAACAAAACACCCAAGGTGTACAGTTTAGAATAGATCCAATTACCAACCAGAACTTAACTGCAATTAGAAATTATTATTCTGAGCAAGCAGGTAGACGAGTAACAACAGGTGAGATTTGTAAACAATTAATAAACCTGCATTCAGAGGAAATAAAAAAGGGGCAATAAGCCCCTTAATCTTTTACACCCTTATTAAAAAGGTGGGACTGCTTCCCTAGGCGGACTCATGTCAGCATCAGCTTCTGGCAAATACAATCGGATCTTAGTCTTCTTAGTATTTACTACACCGTTATCACCCTGGAACTGATCATCAACTTGTTCAGTCTTTATGATCAATCTTTTACCCACAAAATCACTATGATCTTCTGGATACTTCTTAAAGCCAACAGCCTTAGTAAGCCTGGTGAATATCTCCGTGCTTATACGCTTATTGTCCTCATTAGTAGCCCATAGGTTATACCATTCGTTATGATCACGATACTTACCGCCATCAATATTAAATGTTACTTTCAACGTCCAGTTACCTGCATTGGATTTATATTTATCCGTTGCAATAACCTTTGCATTATGTTCCCCATCAGGGGCAAGAGGTGCGGCCGAAGACATCTCCTCTATATTTTCAAAAAATTCTACATCACTAAAATCAGACATTTGCTTCTCCTTTATTGTCATTGATTAATGTAAACCCTAACTTTTCAATTAGAGCACTTATGTCAGGCTTCTCGAAGTTTTCGAGTTTGCCACTACGATCTTTGGCTTGATAGCCTTGACCAAATGTAGTTTGCAACCACCTTATCTGCACGTTCTTACCATCTTCATCTTGATCTTCAATAATTCTTAGAGCAAGCACCTCGTCAAAGAAGTAAGTAATTTTAGCTCCTAACTTAGTGCCGACCATTGCTGGTGCATGTCTAAGTATGCCATCATCATTTACTACATCTTCTTTGCAAAGAAATAACACATGCATATTTAGATCTCTAAAAGCACGCATTAAGTTCGTTACAGATTCCTGAACATTACCATAGGCCATACGTGGATCTTTGCTACGAGATTTCTCCCATGTCAATAAGATCTCACTTATCTCAGATACTGAATCTAAGCATACTGTGTCGTATTGTAATTCTCCAGACTTTAAAGCATCATGCAGTTGCATAACCTCTGACGCTTCTTTCACTTCAATAGCTTCCACATTCTTTGCATCTCTAATAGATAACAAACCAGCTTCAGCACTTATTACAAGTACCTTGCCTGGAGCAGTTTTAGCTAAAGTTGTTTTACCCGCTCCAGCCATTCCATACACCAAGATTTTTGCACCTTGGTCTTGAACTAACTTTTGCGGAGATACTATTCTATTTGATAATTCCATTCTCAATCTCCTTTATTTAAAATTAACTTGCATATTATATAACACATAGATACAATATGTAAAATATTATTTTTACAATATGTTGAAAAAAAGGAGAAGTAATGACAGACGACAACAAAGCCGTTCAGACATGGGAAGCAAATTATTATTTTAGAATAAAAACACTTGCAACAAAAAAACTTAAGGAATATGAAACTATGGGGATTAAACCAAACCACACCGATAGAAAGGTAAAGAAGTATTCGCTTAGAGATTACATAGAGTTCTTAGGACAAAAAGAAGCTGCGATAAAGTTCGATTGTTCTGAGGCATCATGTAAGTCTTGGAGATATGGATATAGACAACCTACTATTAATCAAGCAAAACAAATCATACGAGCAACTGATGGAAGATTAGATTACGAGTCTATATATGGACCTGTATCTGAAATCTTAGACACAGAAACTTAGTGTGTTTCAGCTCAATGTAACTGAGGACGATACATCCTTAGAGCAAGCACTTGCCTACTATGATGATGGATATAATGTTGTACCTCTACAGAGATCTAACAAAAAGCCACCATCTTTTCTAGGTAGTTGGGAGCAATATAAAGAGTCCAGACCCTCTAGAACCCTTGTAGAATCATGGTTTAAGGATAGGGACAACCTTCAAGTTGCTTTAGTTTGTGGTAAGTTTGTAGTCGTAGATGCTGATTCGCCAGAAGCTATGGACTGGGTAGAAAAGAATATGCCTGCTTGTCCATTTAAAGTTATAACTGGTAAGGGTATGCATTACTATTATAACAATCCTGAAAACTATACCACCTTTGCTACCAGAAGAACCAATGACACACCTATTGAAAGATTGATAGATATTAGAGGAGTTGGTGGTTTAATTATAGCTCCATGGAATAGACATGCTAATGGTCAAGTTTATAAACCAGTCACCTTTCCTGATTGGAAAATCTATGATCACAATGATCTACCAGACTTTACAGATGTTGAGTTTCAGAAAATTACAGGTGTGCCTAAGACTGAAACAGGAATACAGACTGCACCCTTCTCATTAGATGGCGTGCTTGAAGGATCGAGAAATGACGGGGCTGCTAGGATATCCGGCTACCTTATATCTAAGAATGTTAATTTAGAATTTGTAAAGATCTTTCTACAAAACTGGAACAAAAATAACAATCCACCTTTACCACAAGAAGAAATAGATGCTGTAGTTGAGAGTGTTAAAAGCACACATGACAGAAAAAATAAGATAGCACCATTGTTTATACAGGCGACTGAATCTATACAAAAACCCAAAGACCTATTTAACCCTCCAGGTTTGCTTAAAGATATGTTTGAGTTCTGTGAAGATATAGCACAAGTACCACAGCCGGAACTATCACTTGTTGGTGCATTAGCCTTAGCTAGTGTTACCTGTGGCCGCATATATAGAACCAACATGAATAACTTTTCGTCTATGTATTTCATGGGTATAGCTAAGTCTGGTCAAGGTAAAGAGAATATTAAAACATTCGTGGAAGGTGTCCTTAATGCAAGTGATCACGAAAAATTAGTAGTAGGAGATGGTTACACATCTAGTGGAGCTGTGCATTCAGTATTAAAGATGCGCCCTACACAGATAACCATCATGGATGAGTTTGGTAAAAGACTAGAGGCTATCAGTAATTCTGGGAATACTAACAAAGAAGATGGAGTGCAAACACTCATGGAAGCTTGGGGTCGTTGTCATGGTGTACTAAGACCAGACAACTACTCTTTAATGAATGTGCAAGAACAATACAAAGAAATGATGATGAATCGTGTAACCCATAAGCCAGCCATAACATTGGTTGGTCTATCAGTACCTAAGAATTTTTACAGTGCCTTAAATGGAGGTAGGATTGCAGATGGCTTTCTTAATAGGTTTGTCGTTGTTGAATCAACTGAACCACGAAGAGTTGGTGAACTAAAAAGATATAAAGCACCACCAATCTCCATAGTCAACTGGGTAAACTATGTTAGACGACAGAGAGGATCTATGAGTGATCTATCCAGAGACAATGCAGAGATGGACTTAGATCAGATAGTTATTAAGTTTGATAGAGAATCAGAAGAGATACTACAAGACTTTGCTAGAGAGATAGTTAAACGACAAGATATACTTGAAAAAGATAACCTAGAGCCTCTTCTAAGCCGTTCTAAGGAGAAGGCCATGCGTTTGTCATTGTTATGCACTCTTGCTTCTAACCCTGATGCACAGACCATTACAGGCGATATTACGCGTTGGGCTGTAGATTTCATTAGATACTATGATTTATTGTTTATAGAAGCTTGTAGAGACAAGGTGGCAAGTAGTGCAACAGAGTCTAAGATCAAACAGGTATTATCCTTTATTAGATCCAGGAATGGTGAGGGTATATCTAAACGTGAAGTAGATAGACATGAGCTCTTTCGTAGTATGAAGTCTTATGAGGTTAAAGAGATTATTGAAAGGCTTAAGAACGCAGGGGAGATCCAAGAAGTAGAGATTAAAGTCGGTGGTAAAGGCAGACCAGCTAAAAGGTTTGTTGCTGTAGATCCTACCTTCTTTGAAGATAACTAAAGTATTGGCCTACCAGCTACTTTTTCTGCAAAGTCTAAACGATCTTGTGACATAGGATCATCAGGTAAACCAGTTGATTGAACATCTGGTAGACCTGGTAATTGTTTGATTGGTGCCGTTACTTGATTGCGCAGTTTTTGAAACATGTTGAATCCTTCGTCAGTTGCACCTTCTACATCATCATCTGTGATACCGATTGCTGTTTTACCTTTTTCAAACATTTCATTACCAAGTCCTACTGTTTTTTCTACATAAGTTCCGTCAACCATTCTAACGCCAAGTTGTCTTGCGGCTTGTGTTGTTGCTTCTATAAGTAAAGCTATACTACCAGGATCTGTTTTAGTCAACATACCAACAAACCATGGTAATTCAAACACTTTTCTGACTATTGCCAACCCTACTATAGCAGGCAAAGTCTGCAAGGGTGCAAAAACTACGGCTGCACCAATACCAGCAGCAACTAGTCCACCAGCAGCTCCTCCTCTACCACTTTCACCTTTTGTTAATATGTCTATTTCCTTTTGAAATGCACGTAATCCTCGTGTTGTTTCCTTGCCGAACATAGCTTCTAACGTTTCATCACCATAACTGTTTAAAGCCGTTTCTAAATTTCCTGGTTTAAATATGTCGTTAATCTTTCCTTTACCGTTAAAATCAACAGATCTTTTGAGTAACTTCATCATACTTGCTTGCTGAATACTGTTAAACACGTCTGCATCAACAGTGCCTTTTAAGTTATTAATTACAGTAGCATTTCCTGGTCTAAATATGGTATCAGTTGTAGCTTCTATACCTTTTTCTGGTAGCTGTGATATAGCTCTGTTAGCTCTAAATTTAAGGACTTTTTCAGATTCATTGGCTAGGTCAGTTAAACCTTTTATAAAAGCTTTTCCTTGATCACTTGCATCTAAGCCTATGTTTGTTCCAGTAAAATCATCTACAAGATCTCTTAGTTGTTGTGGCTTTAGGTTAGGTTGAACTCTATTTATATTTCTTATAGTTTCCCTTACAAGTCTACCGCTTGTATTACCAACAGTATTTCTGAATAAAACATCTAACTTGCCGTTGTTCATCATATCTTTATCAAAGTTATCAAACTGTCTAGCAAATGTTGTAAAGTTTATTCTTTGTGTTTCACCATCTGTAGCTTTGTAAACTGCATCATCAAAAAACTTTTTCTTTAATTGTGCTTTTAACCTACGTTCTGTGACCGGTTCTTTACCTGTAGCTTTTAAATACTCATCATAATTTTTAGTAGCTCTAAATAAATCATCTAAATCTTTAGCAGAACCACCTAAAAATACTCTTTGATATATTTCATCTGGTGGATGAGCACCTCTTGAAGCATTTGAAATTATTTTTTGTATATTTAAGTTGTCAAATGGTTGCATTCTTTGTGCATTTTTTCTATTTGTATCGCGCAGAAGTTCAAGTGAATCTCTTATTTCAAGTTGTTGTGGTTTGCTTAATGTTATACCTTGCCGTTTTAATCGTGTATTTATTGTTGATAAAGATTCTTTTGTTAAATCAGTCATAATGCTTTTTGGATTATCAGCTCCAAAAGCATCTATAAATCTTTTTAAATCATACAAAAGCTCTCTTTGTGGTGTAGGTAAGGGGCTTTCTTTAATAAAAATATCTAAATCTTTTACTAGGTTTCTTAATTGAAATAAACTTATGCCTTGACCTTCTGCTGTAGCTGTAGGAAGTGTCATTTGATAAAGGTCTTTAAACTTTTGTTCTATTTGTTTAATTGTGCCGCCTTTTACATTTGGATCTTGAATACTTAAATCATAACCTTGAAAATCATCTTGAAATGATTTAATTCTAAATAATGACTTTTCAAAATAAGTATTAGCAGTATCATTAATTGTTGCGTTTATGGTATTAGCAATAGCTTGCGCCTCACCGCCTTTAGGAATAAATACTTCTTTATCATTCGATCCTGGTCTAACTCTACCTACAAACTGTAGTTCACCAAAATCATCTTTCTCCATTTTAAAAATACTACGCATATCTTTCATAGAGTTATCTATTGTTTTGTACTCAGTGCCCATTTCTCTTGTAACAAATGCCCTAGCTGTTGACACAGTTTCTTTTATGG